TTAGATTTTTCCGTGAACTTTCTCTGTTATCAGGCTTATTGATTTGGCATAGTCCATGAAGGCTTCGCGGAGGGCTTCACTTTCGTCCATTCCCAGGGTTTTGCACATTCTTTCGAGAAGCTTCTTCTGTTCAATTGATAGATAGACTCTGACGACTTTCCGCGCCATCTTATACCGCACTCATCCAGCACCCATACAGCATCAAACATTTAAGGCTTACCGCATCCATGAAGTACATTCAACACATCACCTTCAACAACCGTGACTGGCAATTTTTATATATCCTTGTGCAAACAATACAGCATGGGTAAGGTATGCCGGAAGGAAAATACCGCAGCATAAGCCTCTCAAAAGAGCTCGTCGAGACAATCGAAGATTTGATCAAAGAAAACCCACAAGCGAGCTACAAGAGCATCGCAGACTTTGTTGCAGATGCCGTCCGCATACGCTTTGAACAGCTCGGAGTCTACCCCGGAAACATATCATTGCTAGACATCAACGCAAACGAGTTAGGCCCACTACTCTATGACAAGAACCTCAAGAAAACCGTGCAGATCCTCATCACCCCCAAAGGACTCGAATGTGCAGAATGCAAACAAAGCAGTTGCCGCCACATCAAATTCGCCATAGCCAACCCCAAAACCCAGAAACTCATCCGAGAGAGGAAAAAAGAAGGGTGGAAGCTTCCCGACATCTAGCCGACCTCCGCTCTGGACTATGCCTCTTAGCGCGCGCTTATACCGCTATCTCATGGATGACTTCATCATTCAATACTGCCGTAACCTTCAGAAGGGAGATTTCATCATGAAGAATAAGGACTTTTCAACGAACCGAAGGGGAAAGAGGGAATACCTCAACGATTCTCTGACACATGGTCTAATTAAAAGCTTGAACGAATACTTCCAGAGCAAAGTTGAGACTCCACGAATTAGAATGGGAAAGAAACAGGAAATTGAGACGTTAATCAATGGAGAGGCTTTGCTGTTGGCTATGTATTTGAGGAATGAAAAAACTGTTTGGGTTCCTAGAAGGTTCTGTTAACTTCTCATGGGATTGCTCTACGTGTTAACTGTCGTGGGATGACTCATTGTTTTTCCATTAAAGCCCAAAATGGTTCTGGTCTATCTTCGGGTGATGGTTTATCCTGTAACAAGTCGGGTGATGGAGGCGATATTATTCTCATTCTATTGGCGCGTGCGCGTTGATTATGTTTCTTAGCGTTTCTTCTTCTTGAGTCCTGCGTGTGCTCTTTTCTTTGGCATCTTCTTACCGAGTCTATCTATGTCCATTGTTTCTTATAGGTCTGATAGGCTAGGGTACTGTTACCTCTTCGGTTGACGAGCCTATTTCTTGATGCTGTTACTTTTCGGTTGATAACATTACTACGAGCATACTGAGAGTATCAATAAGAAAACAGCATAAGTATTCATAGGAAATAAAATTCATAAAGTTCACTCACTCAATACGATTGGGGAGGCAAATGCCCACCAAGCCTAAGAAAGAAAAGTCATTTGCCGATTTGGTCAGTGACACTTGGAGAGGCAAACCAAGAACAAGAGAAATAGCAGTGTCAAAAAGCATGCGAACGCTTGCCGATGGCAGAAAGGTTCCCGTAAAAGCACATATTAGAGAGATAGAACAGAAGTAGTGCTGTAAGTCATCGGTTGGGTTCTGTGAAGTTGTCGTCGGATGCTTGTCCTTGTGAAAATTCGTCGGATGCTTTGCCGAAACGAGCCCATATGCCTTTTTCTGGTTCTGGTCTATCATCAGAGTGACTAACCTTCATGTTACAGGTCGGGTGATAGGCGATATTACACACAAACGTTTATCGCCATGCAGTCGATAGGGCAGTTCGTTCAAAGGAGGTGCGTAAATGGGCGAACCTGATGGTGAACAAGAAGGCGGAGAAGAAGGGTCAGATGAGGACTTCGATGATGACGATGGGACAGATGATGACGATTAACAGCCAAAAGTCGGTTCTTTTTTTTCTTCTGTGAGTTTGTTTGAGTTATCATAAGCGTGGCAGTTCATCCAGTTATCTTGTTGTTAGGAGAAAAGGCAACAGTCCTATCCGAGTTGTTGCTGGAGAACGTTTCAGGACAAAGAAGAAAGCTGAAAGAGAAGCTAGAGAATTGAACAGGGCTTACAAGGGTTCTGATGTTAAATTCATGGTTCGTGAAAAGGATTGGAGAAGAAAACGCTGGCACTCATGAAACACCTCTATTTTTTGTGAATGGAAAGCGATAAAAGTGAATGGAGGTGAACTACAAGACGGTAACGAGAAAATGCCTAAGAGTGCATCTAGGAAGAAACAGGAAAGTTCTATCGCAACATATTTTCTAGTCTTGATTCTGCTCATAGCCATTTTAGTGGTTGTTGCACCTACTCAATTTACACAGTTTCTTCACGCAGTTACAGGGCTATATCCGCAAATTGGTCAAGTGCTAATAGTTCTCTTTGTAATCGCCATCATAGTGTATATTTTGGGAAAGAGAGGGAAACTCTAACCTTGTCCAACAATTCCAACGGATTTTTAGATAAATTGTCTTGGAAAGCCATCGTTACTGCATTTTTGACCTTTTTAACCTTGTTTTTCGCTTTTCCAGAATATGTTCTAAATGTAAGACCACAGATCGAAAAGGTGATAGGCACAAGTTCTCTTTCCTTCATTGAAGGAGCAATATCTGGATCGGTCGTAAGCGTAATAGTTCTAAAGCTTCTTGCGGATAGAAGCAAAAGACAAAAGAAATTTGAAGAGAAGAAAGTTGAATCAAACGATGTAATGGTGGTCTAAGATTGCTGAAGCTTCGCATTTTGAATGAGCGTTAGCCACTTGTTTTTTCCTTCTACTTTTATTCTGCAAGCTTCACTAGGAGTTTTGCCTCCGAGCCCTTCATGCCCTCGGCGTGCGCGAGAGGGTGTAGTCGTTGCATTCGCTCAGTGCAAGATTTAGTATTCTTCCTTCTTCCAGATGTTGTACGGGCATTGTCTCCAGCAGTACGTGCTGCTTTTGTAAATGCAGCCCTGACATTCGAGTCTGTCAAACCGTCTACGCCTACTCATAAACAGACTCTCTTAATGTTCTTATGACACTTCCTTCTCATTAAGTCTGCCCTCACTCTGCACCCCTTCTCTTCTAAACGCTTGTTGTCACTATTCAATGAAGCGATGGAGAGTCCTAACGATGATTGACCCCTAATTTTCAATTCTTTTGAGTCTTGGATGCATTCTGAATCAAGGTTTTCCATTTGTTTTCTCCTTCGACTTTTAGACCACACAGTTCAGAAGGAGTTTTTCCATCTAAAGCTATGTGGGGTCTAACAAAGTTATGGTAGATTTGGTATCCCGAGAGTATCGGTGTATCCTCCTTCTTCAGACTTCTCATAACTTTCTCTCTGTCTCGGACTTCTCCATTAAACCTTTCCATCTTGTTATTGTTCATGTCACCTCTAAGTTTGATAGCGTTGATGCGCGCGCGCAAAAGCCCTTACTGGAATCGCCCACGAACAAAGAAGCCAAGATCACCTGAAACAAAGAAAGGACAGGAAAACTCTAAATAGTGTAGCCCATACTCTTGTATGGGAATAGAGTTGGCTCTAGAGCAGTTCGGGGAAGACCTGAAAAACAAGTACTGCAATCTGAAAAACCTGAAAAATGAAACTGATGTCCGTGAGTTGTTTCTTGCTCCACTCTTGGACGAGTTAGGCTTCACAGAGGATTATAGAGAAACTGAAAGACTCCCAGAGAAGAATATTGGCAAGGGCAAGAAAAAAAGAGTGTACAAACCTGACTATGTATGCTATTCCGACAAGGCTCACAACAGACCTGTACTGATTGTGGATGCAAAGAGTCCAACAGAGAACGCAGAAGAGGGAGTTGAAGATGCTCAACTCTACACTGCCGTAATTCGCAGGGCACTTGATGAACCAAAACCAGTGCAGCATTGCATAGGCTGTAATGGCGTTAGAACGATAATCAAACACTATGACAGCAACAAGACAGAGCAAGACCTTCAATTCTCCGATTTCCAAGATGGCAAACCCAAGTTTGAATCATTCAAAACCACTTTTTCAAGGTCAGCTCTTTCGAAATCCGTTTTTTCAGGTTCAGAACCTTTTGAATTTCATAAACCCCCAAAAATGTCAGAAGTGACAGGCATCTTTGAAGCATGCCACGACATAATCAGGAGAAGAGACGCAATTGGACAAGAAGGAGCCTTTTATGAGTTCACTAAAGTCATGTTTGTCAAGTTAAATGAAGACAAGAGGTTACGCACTGACCCCGACATCGAGAAGCTAATCGAAGCAGGTAAGCCACTACCCCGCGAAAAAGTGAGATTCTCAATCCACTGGATAGTCCAGAATGAAGATTCTGAACCTCATCCTGTCAACACCATACTCTTCAAGCAGTTAAGGGAACTGTTGGAACTAGAAATCATCAACAAAAAGAAGAAGCGTATCTTCGATGATAATGAAAATATCAAGCTAAAGCCCGACACGGTAAAAGAGATAGTCAAGTTGCTGGAACATCTTGACCTTTTTGGAATTGATGAGGATTTGAATGGTCGCTTATTCGAAACTTTTCTTAGTGCCACCATGCGTGGAGAAAAACTTGGACAATTCTTCACTCCACGAACAGTAGTTGAATTTATGACAAAACTTGCAGACTTGCAGGCTGATGAGAAACGCATAGATCGGGTGTTGGATGGATGTTGCGGAACTGGCGGCTTCCTTATCGAAGCGATGACGGAGATGGCGAGACAAGTTAGGCATAGGCAAAACCTAAACGACAAGCAGAAGGAGGAGTTGATAAAGGAGATTCGAGACAATCGGCTCGTCGGAATTGACATAGGCCAAGAGCCACGTATGGCACAGATAGCAAGAATCAACATGTATCTCCATGAAGACGGCGGTAGCCGTGTCTATTTCGCAGATGCACTAGACAAAGATGTCAAAATAGAAGATACGCTCACGCCTGAAGTGAAGGCAGAAAGAGAAGAACTACGAGAATTGTTACGGAATGTGAAGTTCAATGTTATCCTGACTAATCCGCCCTTTGCCATGCCAAAAAAGGCTCGCGAAAAAGACGCAAAGACTATTCTGGAAAAATACAATCTCGCATATTACTTGACAAAGAAAAAAACCCGAAAGCTGCGATCTTCTCTAGAATCGAACGTTATGTTTCTTGAACGCTATCATGAACTCTTAGCCGAAGATGGCAAACTTATAACTGTCATAGATGAAAGCGTACTCAATACAGATACGGACAAGCCAGCGAGAGATTTCATTTTTGAGAATTTTCTTGTCAAAGCCATAATCTCTCTGCCACGAATGACGTTTCGCAGAGCTGGCGCAAATGTCAAGACATCAATTCTTTACCTTGCCAAAAAGCAAACTTCGAAAGAAGGGCAACCAGCCACATTCTATGGTATGAGCGAGAACACTGGGTTTGATCCTGATAATGTTCAGAAACTCGACCCGTCCAGAAGCGACTTAGAACCTGTAGTTCTCAAGAAATGGAAGGAATTTCAAACCAGTGGAAAGCTATGAGCTGGACGCAAAAATCGAGGTTTAGCCTTCATGTTCTATCAACCGACATGCCGCGAATAGACTTTGAATGGTTAGACCCTCGACACGAGAGAATGGAAACGAAGCTCAGAAGTCTCGCAAAAGAGAAGAAGTATAGAGTCGATTGTTTGAGTGACGTATGTTCTCGCATCTTTAATGGAAAGACAAGTGAAGAATACGTAAGCACGGGTGTTCCAATAATCAAACTTCGAAATGTGACAAATGAAGGTTTGAATTGGAACTCGGACTTCGTCATACGACAGTTCTACGATGAGAACCCTGAATGTCATGTTGAAATGGATGATGTATTAGTGACTGCTACGGGCGATGGGACTATTGGAAGGTCGGACATGGTTGATCGCGAAGGAGCCATGATAGCGGTAGATGTCGTGGCATTGCGAGCTAGTCAGAAAATACATCCTTCATACCTTCTGCATTATCTGCGTTCGGTCTTTGGACGGATGCAGTTTGACAGATTTACAGTTGGAAGCACTGGACAGACTCACCTGAAGAACATTGACAAGTTTCTAATCATCTATCCAGAAAACAAGGATGAACAACTTCAGAAAGTCAAGATCGCGGATGAATGCATGACCAAAGCCCTTCAGAAAAGAGAAGAATATGCGACAGAGAAGATTGAAGCGAAGATCAATCTTGTGCCTGAATCAAGTAAGTTTGAAACAAAGAAGTTCTATCTCAAGACACTCAGTATAGACGAGCGACGATTCGACTTTGAATACCATAATCCACTCCATTCTCGACTACAGAAGGAAATCGAACATCTTGAGAGAGAAGGTTATGTAAAGGAAACTCTAGGAATTTTGTGTCAGGTTTTTAGAGGGAAAACTGCGAAGATTTATGTTTCAGTTGGGGTTCCAATCATAAAGCTACGAAATGTGACAGGTGAAGGAATAGATTGGGATACCGATTTTGTTCTCCGTCCTTTTTTTGATAGAAACCCTGACCTTCATCTGAAAAAGAATGATGTACTTCTCACATCTACTGGAGATGGCACAATCGGAAGAGTAGACATGCTCGATAAAGAAACTGAATGTGTATCAGATGGTCATGTGACTGTTCTTAGAATTATGGATGAGAAAAAACATGAACTTGATCCATTTTACATGAATTTCTATTTGCGGTCTTCTTTCGCACAAAAACAGTTCAACAGATTTACTGTCGGAAGCACTGGACAAACAGAGTTAAACGAGGATTACATTCAAGACGTAGTCATAGTTTTTCCCAAATCCTCACAAGACCAGAAGAAGTTTGCAGATTCAGCCTACAACCATGAAAACAAATCCCTCACAGCCAAAAAAGAATACTTGGAAAACGTAGAACTCTCAAAGACTGAATTTGTCAAATCACTGGGTTTTATGTCCTGACGAGGTTATCCCACGACAGTTAACACGTAGAGCAATCCCATGAGAAGTTAACAGAACCTATCGTGATAATACTTATATGTTGGTAGAAGTGGAGCGACCGTCAAAGCCCATCCTTGTTGGTGACGATGCTCGCCCGTCATATCAACTGACACAAGCAGTAAACCAAGTATCAGTGTGGGACGAAATAATCCGGCGCTTTGGAGATTACCTTCAAGAATTTCCTAGCATAAGAAATCATCGCAGTCTTATAATAATTGGCAGAGAACATTCACAGAAATTCGGTTCAAACGCAAGATTCCGTGAAGAGCTCAACAGAGTGAATCAGCTGTATTCATCAATAAGTGTGATGACTTTTGATGATCTTCTAGAGCGGGCAAGAATTGCCATTGCAAGAATAAAAGCACTTCATAGCGCATTAGGTTAGTGTGTGTTTGGGATAAAACTTTACCCCAAACCCAAACTCTACGGATTGTTTCTTCCGATCGATCGATCGATACTCTATTCATATTTGATTTCCAGGTTGGAACCTGCTGCTTTCAACCAACCTTTTTTCGTCTTGATGATGCTAATCAGTTTCGTAGCATTCAATTCTTTTTCTTCGATCATGGAAAAGACCTGACACAGATCAAACGTTCTCATCAAGAGAACATTTGTTTGAACGGCCTTCTTTATTTCATTTGGGGCAAAAGGCTTGTTCTTTTCCTCCAAAGAAGCCGCTTTGTTGAAACTGTTGACGACTAGTAATGCTGGGAAGTCGTCAGGTTTTTCCCTTGCCGCTCTGTGCTCGTCCAACTGACTTATGTGTTGCCTTGTCAGGTTTTTATCTAGCCCTTTTACCTCTACAATGATTCCTTCCTCTTCACCATCCAAAATCCAAAAATCTTCTTCGTATTTCTCTTCCCTCTTTGTCCTCAATCCCATGCTCTCGAAGAACTTGATGACCGAGTCGACTAACTCGTTGTTCCTGAACCACAGGACTTCTTTGAGCCTCTTGTACCTCTCCAACACTTTTTCCTGGGAGCTGAGTTCGTTCTGAAGCTTGTGAACCGTGGACAATACAGTGATTTCTTTGGGAAATGTGAAGGAGTCGATCCAGAGCGGTGGTTTGTACTGGATTTTAGGGCCATACTTATCCAGAGCGTCAAACAATGAGTTCAGGAATTTATCTAAGTAGAAATAGTCAGAAAATTTGTCGATAGGCATATGACAGGGTAAAGCAATCAGAACACCCTTGTCCACTTTCTTGGCAAAACCGATAACCCCTCTGTCTGCATTTTCGCAGATTACGTCGTCAAAAGGCCCGCCAACAAAGTTACCATGCAATGAGACAAATCCTTGGTAGAACGGGAGGAACTCTGATCTTTTCACTATGTGGTCAACCCGTAGATCTCGCTGTGAAGAAGAATGAAATCCTGCACCTATCCTTCCAAGAATGCTTCCCATCAGGCTGTCTACATTTGCAGTCAGACATACAACATTCCCTTTCTGAAGAGAATTAAATGCCTCTCTTTCAATTCTGGCGCATTCGTATTCCTTTTCCTGAAGCGTAACAAAATCGACAGTTCCACCAAGTATAACTATCGGGCTGAACCCATCAAAGCCCTCTAGGGTCTTAGGGGGAAGAAAATGAAGGTTTGGGACATTGATGGTGCCTTCGCCATTCAACGCAGGATAGTACAAAGCTTTCTCTGTCATGCTAATACCCATCCTATCTGTCGTATTTGATGTTTAATCAGTCTTTGCATTTGTCAGAATTCGTTGGGCGAGCCAACGTGCTGTATCAGTTCCCGGAGCGGATACTCGATTCCGATACTACCTATATACCCACCCTATTATGGTACTGATTTACTTCCTACCTTGGTTATTGCAATCAATCACACTATGCTCTGAACCGAGTATACTGCCTTTGCTTCTTTTTTCCACACACAGTTAAATCAGCTGCCGTTCAGAAGTTTGGTTTGGTTGGGGTAAAGTTTTATCCAAACCAACCCTGTTCATTACATTCTCTTCCTTGTCAGATGGCCGCTTTCTTGTTAAGCGCGCGCAACGCGTGTGAACACGTTTTCTTGCACCATTTCTTTTCTTGACATCTCTCTGTACGCGCCTGCTTTTGTGGGGCAAAGGCCTTCGTAAGGTACTGCGCAAGGTACCGCACGCAGTACCGTGTCCTATTTCAATTCCCAGATGTATTCTGTGCGTATAGAATTCGAAGTTCGCCGCCGTTGAGTGGTGTGAGTGGGAACCTTGACGCATAGAAGAAGCAGAGAAAAAGAACAGCTAAGAAAAGTTCGCAGAATCATCCTCTCCAACAGTTTCTGTGACCGAGTTCGATACGAAACAGTCTGCAGAATGACTCGCACAGACGTGCTAGCACAGTTGAAGGAGCCCGTTCAGATTGATCTTGTACCAGAACTTGAAAGGGGCGAAATCTTGGTTGATAGTCGTGGCCTCGGGAGCTTTCAACGTTGAGAAAAGCAGGTGAGAGGCCGTCGTTGCGGGTTCGTGGATCTTACAACGATGTGTTGGCCGGCCGTATTTTTCAGTTGAGACGTCGGGTGAAGCTCGACACGCAGCAGCTGCGCACGAAGACGATTAGGCAGTTGGAGCAGCTTTTCGATTTTGCTTCTGCAATTGCTCGTGGCCAGGTTCAGTATCAACGTATTGAGGGAAAAATGCATCCTATTACATTGAAGGAGAGGCAGGGCTGGACTAAGGTCGCCGGGTACATCGCCCAAATCCTGCAGAACGTTACCAATGGGTTCGACGAGAAGCAGGTTGATGAGGACCTGGCTGAACTGGAGAGACTTGTGAATGAAGCAAGCCCAAAAGGCCAAGCTGAAACGGTTGAAGGAGCAGTTGGAAGCGCGCCTGAAAAGTCAAATGGCTGAGCTCCCTCTGGATCCAGTGACGTTTGCACTTTCTCTCTTCGGGTTTAAGTGTAATGAGTACCAGGCGAAGCTTTTGCGGGATGCTTCCAAGCGTATTGTTGTCAGGTGGAGCCGGCAGTCTGGTAAGACCACTTGTATCGCTTTGAGGGCGATTTGGTTTGCGATTGTGCACCCGAAAACTTTGACGTTGATTGTGGCACCGTCACTGCGGCAATCAATGATTATGAGCGATCGGATTCAGGATTTTCTTGCAAGCTTGCCCAAGGATAGACACGTGCAGATAATTGAAAAGTTGCAGAGAGCTACGGTCCGCTTCAAGAACGGCAGTCGCATCGTGGCGTTGCCTAACAGTCCTCAGCTGCTGCGTGGGTACACTGCAAATCAGGTTCTTGCTGATGAAGCTAACTTTTTCAAGGACGATGACTTGGTGTTTTACAACGTATTGTATCCGATGCTCAGTACCACTGACGGTGCGCTCATCGCGTCAAGCACGCCCTGGAACAGGGACAGCGTGTTTTATCGGATGTGCCAGAGCAGCGACTTCAGCAGGCACGTCGTCACATGCGAGGACGTTGTACGCACCGGCCTCGTAAAGCAGAGTTTCATAGATGAAATGAAAAGTCAACTGCCTTTCGAACGTTTTCAACGCGAGTTCATGTCAGAGTTCGTTGAAGACGTGGACGCGTGGCTGACACAGAGTTTGATTGTCAGCTGCATTGAGAGTAACTTGCAGCCCTACGATTTTCAAGAAGTGCCCCAGGGCGAGTTTTACGTTGGCATCGACTTCGGCAAGGAACAAGATTTCAGCGTTGTCCTGGTTGCGGACAAGAGCGGCGGGGCCCTGCGCATCGTGCACGTGCACAGGTTTCCGTTGAAAACCGAGTACGCCTCGGTAATCGGCTACGTGAAGAGTCTTCAGGACCGCTGGCCATCAGTGCGCGCCGTTTACGCTGACGTCACAGGTGTCGGAAACTACATTGTTGAGGACATGGTTCGCAGCGGAATCCAAGGCGTGACCGGCGTGACGTTCACGGTGCAATCGAAGGAGGAGATGGCCACGATTCTGCGGGAGAAGATGCGCGGGAGCGAAGTGAAGATTCCATACGTGCCCGCGAGAAAGCTTGAAGACGTCGACTTGACGGCTGAACTTAACATTGAAAAATATGAGTTGATGAAGACAGGGCACCTTCGGTTCAGTCACCCGGAGGGCGGCCACGACGACGTCTTCTGGAGCGCGGCCTTGGCCGTGTACGCTTCTGTCCAGAGCCCGTTGCCTGGAAGGGGCGCCGTCATGCTTCCACACTGAGATGTGAAGAATGAGTTTCGTCGCTGAGAAAATTCGGAAGGGCTTCAATAGCGTTAGGCAGGCCGCTGCCAGACTTGTTGCCGAGCGCAAGGTTCCTCCTGATGTGGCTAGGAAACAGCTTGAAGAGGAGGTTCCTGTGAGTTGGAAACAGGACAACATGCTCTGGGGCTACGTCACCAAGTATATGCTTAAGGGCTCTGGCGCCGGCTTCGTCACTCCTCCATACATGGCCTACTGGGAAAGGCTCTGGGGCGCAACTCCCGTTGAGGACCTCCCCACTTACAAGGAATCCTACACTTTCAAGCCGTACATCAAAGCCAGCGTAGACGTTAGAGTGAACATGGCCATTGCGCAGGGTTTCGAACTGGAAGGCGGCGAGGACCAGGTTCGCGAGTGGCTTATGGATTGGCTTGATGAACAGAACATTCTTGGCACGTTGAGAATAATCGGAACGGACATGATTGTTTTTGGGAACGCTTACCTCGAGATCTGCCGGGATGAGCAGACAGGCGAAGTTGCCTGGCTTAAACCGTTGGATCCAGTGCACATGCGGGTGCGCAGGGACGCGTACGGCAACGTGTTCGGCTACATTCAACTGCTAACCTTTCCCCCAGTCGCCTTTGTTGCGGATGACATAGTGCATTTCCGTTACGGAGCGAAGAGCTGGTGGTTCGAGTCTTGCTATGGCACGTCGCTGTTGAGGTCGCTGTTGAAGGTGCAGGCGCTCATCGACCAGATGGAAGACGACATGTCGCTTATCATGCATATTTACACGAAGCCTATGCTAGTCGTCAGAGCTGGCACGCCGGAGAGGCCCTTTTCAGATCCGCAGTTGCAGAGTCTCATGGAGGCTTTTCGCGACCGCAAACCTGCGACAGACGTATTTGTCCGTGGCGACGTTGAAGTCACCGTTGTTCAAAGCATGACGAAAGAAGTGAACATTCAGTGGTGGCTGAACTATCTAACTACTCAACGTTGCGCCGTGCTGGGCGTTCCGAAAATCTTCATGGGCGAAAGCGAAAAGACGAACAGGGCCACAGCCGACATCGTCATGCAAGAGTATGTCACGGAGGAACGGATGTTCCAGGAGCTCATCGGCGACACTTTGGAATCGGGTCTGTTCAAGCAGCTGATACGGGATAAGTGGGGAGAAGGCCAAGAAATTCCACATGTGAAATGGCGGCCCGTGTGGGAGCCCACGCTTGACGTCAAGGCGGCGTACATCACGAACCTGGTTAAAGAGGGAATAGTAGCGCTCGAAGAGGCACGGCCTCAGCTCGGGTATCCGGAGCAGATGCCTGAGCAGGGAGTTCGTGATGCGTCTGCTGGATCCTCTGTCACGATGGTTAAGGAGGGCAAGGCCGGAAAATGAGGTTGAACTTGAGCTCTCGGGTGAAGAACTTGAGAGTGAGGTTTGCCTGTCACCCGCTGTGCGGGTACAGCAATCAGATGCGAAGGCCTCATCTTACTTGCATCTTCTGCAGGGTTAGACGGTTTTTCTATGGTAAATTGGACAGGAAGAAATTTCGTTACAACAAGTTGATGCGGGTTGTGATGCCGCAGGATTGTGAGACGTACGTCATGTTCATTGATAAGGGGAGGCGTCATGCGAAGCTAAAGGCCGCGGTTTTGAAGCGGCTGCTCACGCTTTGTGAATGGCTTGCCAACTAATGGTGGTATGAAGAATGCATGGTCTTGAAGAGGATAAAACTGTTTGGCGGTATAAAATCGCTGATCAGGGCAAGTTTGAGAGAGTAAAGGTTAAAGATCTCGGCAAAGGCGTCAAAATCACTGTTGGAAAAGTGAAGGGGTCGGAACGATGGGAAATTCAGAACTACATCTTTGAGAAGGCCCAGTTCAAGGCTGCTGACCAGGTCCGCAAGTGGCTCGACAGTCACTTGAAGCGTGAAATTCAGACTCTCTTGGATTTTAGGGCGTGGAACGAGTACAGGCGCCGCGTTGTTAACGCTTATGTTCAAATCTCGAATGTTGAGTGATGAAAAAATGGGTTTTGAAGCAGCAGAATGGAGTACTGGATACATAAATGACCTTCCGGACAGCAGTTTTGCTCTAGTCGAGTCTGGCGGCAAGAAGGACAGTGAAGGCAAGACTGTTCCCAGAAGCTTGAGACACCTTCCCTACAAGGATAAGAACGGCAAAATCGACCTTTCACATCTTCGTAACGCGATGGCAAGGTGCACCCATACAAAGCTGAGCCCTGCACTGCAGAAGAGAGCTCACGACATCTTACTCAATGCTTACAAAACGGTTGGCCTGGAACACCCGCCGTGCAGTGTGCCCGGTTGTAAGGGTTACAGTCCAGCGAAAAGGAAGAGCATGCTTGACGCTGAAACGTTCAAGGCCTATCAGATAGAGTGGTTTAGGTCTCAGGGTAAACGTGCTTTTGTGGTGGCGTAGAAGATGCAGCTTCAATATTTTGTTCCTTTCAAGGCCCTAGCCGGACAAGATGCTCAGCTGGCGTTGAGAGAGAGTCTGATCAACATTGAGGGTACGGCAATCGACGTAAGCGTCAACTCGAACAAGTGGCAGGTTCCTGAAGAGGATTTGGACTTTTTCGTTCAAAGTCTTCAGGGCTCGCAGCTGCGGATAGACCATGCTGAAAGCGCCATGGCCGTGATAGGTAAGGTTCCTGAAGCAAAAAGGATAGGTGAAGAAGCCTGGTTCCGAGCTGAAATCGGCGAGGCAGCGATAATCCAGAAGGTTCTCAGAGGATATCTGACGCATGTGAGCGTTCAGGTCGACAGCGACGACGTCAAGTGTAGCAAGTGCGGAGAACAAACGCGCAGCGAAGGTCTGCTCGTTCACCTGTGCCCAGACGCTTGGGAAATTGTGCACAAGCCTCGAGTGCGCGAGCTAAGTATCGTAGCGAGTCCAGCGTACAAGAACACGGAGTTCAAGCCCGTGGGCTTCGCGGCTGCGATGAATGAAGACCAAATAAAATCCCTCGTTATGTGCGAGGGGGCTTGCGTTGAAGGCGCATGCACCAATAAGGGCTCGTTAACTTGTCGGCTTAATTCACGGTTACTTAACGGTAACAAGGATGTGGGTTCTAGGCGTGAGCCGCAAGGATCTGAAAAACAACGTTCAAACACAAAAGAGGTGAAGCCTATGTCTGAACGGCAAAATGCTCAGCAGAAGGCTTCTCCGCATCAAGCGCAAGGAATAGTTAACGTTGCACCTGGAGAAGGTGCGCCGAAGGAACATACGTATCAGCAGTACATTGACCAGTTGACGCAGCTTAAGCAGCAGATTATGCAGAAGCCCGGAGCGTCTGACGCTGAACTAGACGATTTGAAAAGCAAAATCGCTGATATCGAAGGTGAACTCGCGAAACGTGCGAAGAAAACGGAGCTCAGTAGGAAAATCAGCGAGCTGTCAAAGAAGCTTAGCGAGGCAAGTGGCGAAGACGCTGAAGAGGGCGGGGATGGCACGAAACAGGATCAAGGAGACGCTGACGGTGCAGGTTCAGGTGCAGAGACGAAGCGAGCTAGTGGCAAGGGCATCGTCGGGGCAATTGAAGGGTTATCGGATTCTGATGCTCTCGGAGATTACAAGTGGTTCAACGACTTGATCAAAGCTTCTCGGAAGCTGGCTAACGCCGGGTTCAAAGGTTAAGGAATGACAAATGAGTTACTTTACGGGCTATCCGAATCTTGAGGCAAGCGCCGGCGCAAGCCTTGTCTCAGACACTTTTGTCATCACAATGCTTGCCGGCGAGGATCTGCTTCCAGGCTATCTTGTTGAAATCACAGGCGACTTCACAGTGAAAAAATGCCAGACTCAGAACAGCACGAAAGTGAAAGGCATAACGTTGACGGGTGCAAAGAACGGCAGCCCAGTATCGGTCGCGTGTCGTGGCCTTATCCGAGCAATTGCTTGGGGGAGCATAGCTGCAGGCGATCAGATTGGATCCGCAAGCGGCGGCACTAGCGCAGGCCTCATCATCAGTGACAATACCAGCAAGAACACGACGATTCTCGGCCAGGCACTGCAGGCAATAGCAAGCGGCGGCGTTGGAATCGTAGCGCTCTGGTAAGGTGCCTTAGATGAGTTTCGTTCGTGACGCCTTAACATGGGTGGACACTGGAGCAGTAGCGTATCCAGCGTTGCATCAGCACATCATCGAATTGACGATGCCAGCCCTCATCGTGAAACGCCTGTTGCCTGAATTTCCGTTAGTTGCGGGACGAACGGCAACATTCACCAAAGAGAAAGGGTCCAGAAGCATTGGCATCAGCGCAATCGGCGAGGCCACCGAGATTCCGATGGATTTCACACCGCTTGACTACGTCACCGTTACGCCCTACAAGAAGGGAGAACGGGTACGTGTACCCCGCGAGCAGATTGAAGATCTGTACATTCCAGTTATTGAGCAGCAGCTGAGACGTCTAGCGAGGCGTGTAGCCTACCAGATTGACAAGGACTGCCTCACATGCATTGACGGTGCAGCGGCTAACAGCATCACGGCAACGGGGATGACGATGGGTGCGACGGGCACGGAGTTCACTGTTTCAGGCGGGACGGGTACGAAAGACATTTTGAAGGCTGAGGCCATCATAGGAAGCTACAACTTTGTGGCTGACAGTCTGCTGGTGAACCCGATTAACGCCAGAGACTTGAGGTACCTGCCAAACTTCAGCCTAAGCGCGCAGTACGGCGAGCCAGTAGTGCAAACAGGTAACATCGGCAAAGTGTACGGGTTTGACTTCTACGTGAGCAACGTCGTGTCTGTAGGCACAGCGTACTTGCTAAGCACGGGCCAAAACCTAAGCGGTTCATACGCGCCCCTAGGCTTTTTCGTGATCAAGAGGCCTCTGCTATCGGATCTGGATGTCAAAAAGGAGTTCGACGCGGTTGACGTGTCCCTGACCACCAGGTACTCGCCAGTTGTCACATGCGGAGAAGCAATCGTGAAAATAACAGGATTAAACACTACTTAGAAAGTTCGAATCAGCAATTTCACTTTCCCATTTTTTCTTGTTTTCTCATAGCTTCTTTTTCACAGTTACACTAAACAAAGGTGAGAAATTTTGTCTGGAACTGAAGATAAAATTACATTACCGCCTGACAGTACGGGTAAGAACCAAAGAGAACGAAAGCTTACGATAAGCGGTCAAACCGTATATGAAGACGTTGTAGCACTGGATGATGGAAACGGAAATCTTCTTGACCCTCGGCAAGTAAGGGCCTTGACAAGTGCTGATGTAATTACTGCTCTTGCTGGGCTCTCTTGCGGAGCTGTTGTTCTTGCAAGTTACGGTATCGGCATCCCAGACCGCACCGGTTTGCTCGGCTTAAATGGGCCAAGAGACGTGTTTGAACTTGCTAATGGAAACTGGCTCATAGCCGATATGCTTAATCAAAGGGTCATAGAGGTGAACCCTAAAACAAAAGCGATAGTGTGGCAGTATGGTACCACGGGCGTTGCAGGGTCGGGCGCGAACCAACTTAATCAACCTTACAGTGCCGTCAGGCTCGCCAACGGGGACACTTTAATCGCGGACACTGGAAACAACAGGATTATAGAGGTTACGCCGCAAAACGCGATTGTGTGGAGCTTAACAGGCGCGGACCTTTCACTCGCAAACATCTATCCCACAAGCGTTCAATTCACGGATGAAAATACAATAGTCTTCGGAAACAGTTCTAATTATCCGCATGTTCTCGAAGTTGCCTATCCCGCCAAAACACTTGTGAGAGACTGGTCAACTAACTGTGTTCCTGCCCTGTCTTTTCCAACGTATGCTCATAAGATTCAAGGCAACGAATCCCAAGACGTAACGGACTTCTATAACTGGCACCACATTTTAATTGTTGACTGGACCACGGGCAACTTCTACAATCTCAACGCGGATGGCACTCTTCTCTTTTCAACTCCAAGATACGTTCCCTTTGGCGCGCACGCACTCGAATGTGTTGATGTTTGGAGCAACAGGATAGCATTGCTAACCTCACCTTACATTGGTGCGATTATCGCCTACATAAAGGCTGAAAAACTGGATAAGCTCGCGGTACTCTTCGGAAACAGGTTTGGAACTACATGGAACGGTGCGGGAAGAGCTCCGCCTTTTCTCCAAGACGTCGGCTATTGTCACCGTACTCCTGATGGGAACCTTCTCATAAGCGATTATGGAAGCGACACAATCTACAAAGTCATTCCAAACATGACCAAGTTTCTTCCACCAGTACCACTTTATTTGTGGTCGGCCCAGAGCATAACAGATACTTCAGTCGGAAGCACAACACCCGGGTTTTCAGGGGCATACGTGGACAAAAAAACGTTTTACATCATCAGCAACCAAACAGGAACCCTGAACATCCAAGCTTGGGATGAGGTTGCGAGCGCCTTTAAGACAATAGCTTCCATGGCAGTCGCCGCGAATACTTTAACGCTGTACGTGACGACTTATGGGGCTCGGCTGATGGCAATCAACTTCGTTCCCTCAGTCGCCGCAACAGTAAGCGCTTGGGCGGTGCTCGAATGAGCCTTCCCTTCTTACCGCAGCCAAAAAGGGTTTACGTGAGAATTCCAAAAACTCTGCCAATTCTATCACTCGCAGCTCTCTATGGATTAACCTTTCATCGGGTAATAACAGAATACGTGAACATTCCCTATACCGCCTCATTGAAACCTGCAAACTTCTCAGCTGAAGTCTTCGTCAAAAGCACGGATACGGTGAACGCTCCATGCGCCCTCTTCAACCCTTATGGAACGTCGTACTCGGGAGCATGGCATCTCCGCATTGATAGTAGCGGAGTGGGGTATGTTATCGTATATACATCTGCCGGCAACATTCTGCTTACGGGTGCCAAAGTAACTGACGGGCGCTGGCATAGGCTCGGTGGATTCTATGATGGCACAACAGGGGGGTTGGTCGTAGATAGGACAATCACAACACAAGTTTTGGCAGGCTCAATCAACTATGATACGCAACCCCTTTGGGTTGGCATCAGGAGTAGGAGCGGAACCTTAGAACTTCCTTTTAACGGCCAGTTGGCTCTTGTTAAAGTGTATAATCGCAGGCTAACAGCAGCGGAGTGGGACTGGAATCTTCAAAACCCGGTAGACCCCGTGCGCAGTGGCCTGGTGCTCTGGCTTCCAATGATCGAAGGTGTAGGAACAGTGGTGAATGACTACTCTGGCCTGGGTAACAATGGCGCCGTAAGCGGCGGTGTAGCCTGGTATGAAATGGCCCAGCACGAGCCGCAGGCAGACATACTATGAATCTAGGTGTTCAATCTTGCCATCCATAGTCAAGAAAATGTTCTGGATGAGGCGTGCTCATGTGCGCCCCGTAACTCTGCAGGGAGAGAAAGGAACGGTTACATTAGCAGGAGTCAAAGGCGCTGTTACATTGACGGGAAATTAGGGGAGCTGGAACAGTTTGACAGGTTTCTCAATGGTTAAGGGGGATTTGAGGCCTAGCATCCTGGCAACTCTTCAGTACAGTGACGGTTCAGCGGTAGACCTGACAGGTTCAACAGTCAATTTTCAAATGTTCCAGAACGGCGTACAACTCATTAACAAGCCATGTACCATCGTCAGTCCATCAAGCGGCGTAGTGCGCTATGACTGGATCCAAGGAGACACCGACCATCTTGGAACGTGTCCTGCACAGTTTGAGGTCACATTTCCAGACGGAACGAACCAAACCTTTCCCGTTTCACAGGATTTCGCCGTAGAGTTCACATCCCCTGCAATCGTGGCCGCGCCTTCCGCAGGATACGTTGCGGTGGGCGACGTGGAAGCTCACCTGAACATGACGTATGATTCTCTGACGGGAAATTACACTGTTTACGGTTTGATGTTGAGTGAAGCAGCGCTTCAGGCTCATGTGGACTACGCCAACACGTACATCACAGCGCTTAACGGCGGCCTCCTGGACCCGACTGATCAGCGGTATGCACACGCGAAGATTGCCGCCTTGGATCTAGCTTGCCTTCGCGCTCTTGTGATCAGCAGCGGCGGCTCGCTCGTCGGGGCCTACGATTATTTCCTGGGCGATTTGCGTGTTGCGCGCACAGCCCCGTATGCGGCAGCGCTTGCAAGAACGATTCAGGGTTTAAGCGATGATTTGCAGAAGCAGCTTGTCAACTTGACCTTGCCCGTTATAGCTGCGGAGGCTTCGATGAAAGATGATGTTCCGACTTATCAGGGCGGGTTGATGAACCCATAGGAGTTCGAGATGAGCAGAGTTCTTACGAAGGGCAATTACATCTTGGCGAAGGTTAACGGATCCAAGAAGGTGCTCACGAGCGCTGAGATGCAGCAGCTCATCAACGATGGCTATGACGTGGAAGTCGTAACGGCAACCTAGGATCCTGAAACCTTCTGAAAGGCCCTTCTCCCTGGAGCTTCTCCTGTACGTTCTCTCACCTTTCGGAGGGCGGGAAAAGCCTTTGAATGCTGAAAAACTGAAGCGTCTGAGCCAAATTATGTGCAAGCCTTGCCCCAGGACAAGTTATCAAGATTGCCAAGGTTGCGAAGTGAAAAGGTTGGTTGACGAGCTGCTCGAGGAGATCCGCTGAGTGTCTACGCCTGATAATGCTTCGGTTCTGTCGTCTGCTTTGCAGGCGAATTGGCAGCTCAGCAGCCCAAAGGCAAGCGATATCCTGTGGTCTACGACAAGAGTCGATGCTGCAACCTTTCTAAACTCGGGCAAAAACTACGGTGTATGCTGCTATAACCCTCCGAGCCCTACGCAGGTGACTCCGCTGAGTAGGGAAGCTTGGCAGCAGGTTGAACGTGTTCTCGTCGATGTTTACGTGAAGGTGACTACTTCGCCAGCGGATGCGACGGTTGTCCGCGAAAACATGAAGCAGGCAGTTTACACGATTCTCCATACTCAGGAGCTGAAGATTCCGGGCATAGTCGACGTGTATGTTGAGCGTGAGACAGGCAAGAATGAAGGTCCTGACCTTGTTCGTGTGACGTTACAAGTTGCATGCCTAACCTTTCACGTGATAGCGTAGGCGAGGAACCTTGAGCGTGTCCATTCAGGTAAGTGTGCAGGGCGACACGACCCTGGTTGTGAGTCTTGAAAACTTCAGTGAAGCCTTGAAGCAGCAGGTGCAGGACAGCCTAGCAATAGTCGGAGCTCGTATGTTGGAGGATATGAGGCGTTTTACGCCGGTGCGCACGGGGTTTTTGCTGAGTACGGAGAGCATGGAGGAAGTCGGAGGTTGGGCCTTCGTTATTTATGCGCGTGCGTTCTACGCGCCTTTCGTCGAGTGGGGTACGAGTCGCATGGCCCCGCGGCTGTTTATGACCAGGGCGTTTGAACTGCATAAGGACGAGGTTCAGACGGAAATCTGGAATGGCATAGCCAATCTTGCCGCGAACATGTTCGGGTGAAACCCTTTGGACAAGTGGGTCTCCCTTCACGTACGCAAGAAGCTGATTAACCTTACCGTGCGTGTTCTGAACCGGCTCGTGCCCTGTCGGGATCCTGAGTATCCTCAGACCCGGCTGCTCGAGGACGTGTACACGAAGCTGCTGCAGGCCTATAGACTGGAAGCATTCTGCGGCCGCTTCGACGACGTGCCCTATCAAGCAGTCAAGACGCTTAGGGATAGGCATTTTCTTAATGTTCTGGAGCTCAGCCGGAAGCTTCTGACGTACCTGGGCGATACGGACCGTTATTATCGGCAGTGGCTTGGCCTCTTCTTCCTGCTCGTTCATGATGCCGTGGAAATGCAGCAGCAAGGCATGGGCTTCGAAGAGTTTCTTGCTTCTGTGCGAGCTCAATGGGACTTTGATATGAAGGGCGCCTTTCCCAAAGAGTATTTTGACGCGCACAAACGTGTCTTTCAGGAAATTCTTCTTGCGAATAACCTTTGTAATTTGTGCTCGAAAAAGCTTGAAGGTTTTCCTTCAGCTTCGAGACACGCTAATGAGCAGCAATAGAGGTGAAAAGACGGAATGAGTACGCCATTAGTAGGCCGCAATGCGGTTGTGCAGATAGGCGGGACCACGGTTGGCTTCGCGCAGGGCGTCACAGCGAACATGACTGCTGACCTGATCAAAGAGTTTCAGTTGAACAGTGACAAGCCTGCCATCTTGGAAGATGGAAACAAGCATTTCAAATTTACAGTTGACAAGATGTACATTGACAAGACGTATGCACAGCAAGTTTACAGTGGTGCATCTGTTGACCTGATTTTTGCTCCAGCAGGTACAAGCACAGGAAAGGAGAAGATAACGTACAAGACTTGCACGTTCACTGCTTGGGATATGAAATTTGACCAAAAAGGCATTGTAGGCGAGAAGGTTGCAGGCGAGGCCAGCGATGTTCTGTGGACCACATTCTAAGTTTCCCTTTCCTAGTTTCCCCGTTTTTACGGAATTCCTAGTTTCAACATTTCAAGGTGACATGTATGAGTGAAAACGAGATAGATTGGGCTAAAGCAACGGAGATGGAGAACCGTCTCAAAGAGTTTGAAGAGGAAAAATTGAAGCGAGTCCGGGTCTTCAACCCGAAACAGCTTGTCAACAAGGCTAGAGAGATCCGTGAAATCTACGACGAGGACTTGGGCCTCATACGGTACAGTCTTCTCAGCTATAGCCAGCTTAACGAGATCATCGAGAACTTCAAGGAGAACAAGGACCGTAGTATGCAGCTTCTTTTCAAGATGCTCTCCCCGGCTAACCCTGGCTTAACTGTTGACGACATAAAAGCAATGCCTTACGAAGTGGTTGTGCGTCTGTTGACGAAGCTGCAGAAAGAGGGTGGTTTTTTTCCTCAGAAGCCGTTGGAGAATGGGTCGAAGTCGACGAAGCAGCCCAAACAATCGGGTTCATAGCGCATGAGTACGGCTACACCCTGGAACAGATTGGGAACTTGACTCCCTTACAAATCCAGTTTCTTACAGAATGGACGCGCTGGTTTTACAACAGGAAAGGTTAGACCAAAATGAGTTCAGAAGTGGAGATCCATCTAGTTTGCTATGATGAGGCTTCAGGCGTTATCGAAGGTGTAGGCTCTAACCTTTCAACCACTTTCACGGATATCGAGGGAAACACGCAAGAACTTGCGAGCACGACGGACAGCGCGACGTCTCAGATTGCAAGTGACTATGGTCAAGTTGGAACCTCTGCTCAAGGAATGGCAGATGCCACTGATACTGCGAATAACAGCTGCACAGGCTCCGCGATGGCCATGAACAGCACCGCCCTTGCCGGCGCGACTCTTTTCATGAGTTTTGAGAGAATACAGAACAGCGAAGTCGCGCTTGACAGAGCTCACCTGATGGTTGAACGTAGCACCTTGGCCGTGCAGAGAGCTCAGGAAGCCTACAATGCAGCCATCGAGAAATATGGTCCTGACTCTCAGCAGGCTAAAGACGCTGCGGACAAACTCTCGATTGCGCAGGATGCTCTTACTGTTGCCCACGAACGGGCAAGCATGGCTCAGAACAACGTTAACAACTCGATGTTGATGGCTGCGCTCACAGTTGTTCCCAGTCTTATCGCCATTGTGAACACTGTTTCAAACGCGGAGAGCATCTGGGAAGGAATACAGTGGGCCTTGAACGCTGCTATGGACGCAAACCCTGCAGCTATAATCTGCCTGGCCACAGTCGGACTGGTAGCAATCATAATCGCAGCTTATAACGCATGCCCGCCCTTCAGAGACGCTCTCAATGCGATTGGGGCAGTGTTGGGGGGTGCTTTGAAGGTTGCTGTTGAAGCGATTACTGTAGGCCTCACATGGTTCTGGCAGAATGTTATTCAGCCACTCGCAAGCTTTCTCGAAGCAACCCTGATCGTTGAAGTGCAGGCTCTTTCTACAGTGCTAACATGGTTGTGGCAGAACGTTTTTCAGCCTCTTGGAAGCTTTCTGTCAGCTGTCTTCTCTGCAGACCTTAAAGTTGTTTCAGACATTTGCAATTTTCTCTGGAATAGCGTGCTGAAGCCTCTTGGAGATTTCTTAGTTGGAAGCTTCCAAACAGCTTGGCAGATCCTAGGCGGTATCTTCCAATGGTTCTACAACCTTGTGAAACCAATAATCGACGCTGTCTCTGCTGTAGCTAATACTTTAGGTGGCTTCGTCAACGCCGTCAGCGGAGCAATGGGCGGCGCTGGTAAGGCTATCAGCGACTTCATAGGTTCAGTCTGTTTTGCGCATGCCCTTGCAAATGCTGCGGACAGCAGCCAGAAAACGATGGGTGACTGGGTGGGAATGGTTTCAGACAGCATGAACAAGGGCCTAGCGGCGATTAAAGACTTCAATGCGCAGGCTCAGATATCAGGAGCTTTAGGAGTAGGTGTAACGGGCTTCGGTGGGCCGCTTCCAACTGGACAATCAAAGGCTACCGTTGTTAACCTTGTTACTCAGGGGCCGCTTGTGAACATTGAAGGCAGCGCGGACAAGGCAACCGCTGATCTAGCCTCGAAACAGGTCCTTCAAGCATTGCAAACGATAATTGTGGAGCCTACGAGCTCAGCTGCTGCAGTAACTCAGAAAAGAATTCGACAGGGGAGCGTGTTTGCTTAATGCCGTTGTTGGTTGAACAGGAAAGGCTTGTTGCTCAGGAAGTAAACCTAATAAACGACTCAACGACATACGGGTTCGGTACTACTTGGGGCACCGTTCATGACTACGGAAACATCGTCTTAAGCGCCGCAGCAATCGTGTTGATAAAATTTGACTTTGAATGTGCCGCTGTAAACATTGGTGACAACGTTTGGTTGAGGGTCAAGGTCGGGAGCAATTACGTCTACGGGCAAGTGCAACATTATCCCGGTTCTTGGCAAACCGTAGGCATCGCAATATACCTAGCAGCTGGAACCTATGATATACTCGTTGAAGGCAAATACTCAGGCAACTATGGGTACATTCGCAACTTCCAAGCAGGTATCAGCGCCTTTAATGATGTTCAAGGAGCAAACGTTAGAACCTACAGCTCAGGCATCGCCTTAACCGTCGCGAACAGAAACACTCCCGCGGGCGCATTACAGAATGCGTGTTATCTCGTTCAATGCTGGGCAACGACCTCTGGGGGATACACAGCTTTTGAAAATGTCGGTGACAACTTCACGAACGGCGTGAGCATCTCCGTAGACGGAGCTCAGAAAAATTGGGATGAGCGGATTCAAGATGATTCTGGCAATGCGGTCTCAGGTATTGCAAGCGCCAAATGCGCGCAAAGCCTTGTAGTCGGATCCAGTCACACGGTCACGATAAGCAAGCGGAATGCGAGTACAAGTGTTGTAATAAGCGTTATCGCTTGCCCATGGATTCTTCCAAACGTCCTGCATGTACCCGTGAACATTTACTTCAGCCAGGGCAGCACGCTCTACTGTATGCTTGAGCCGCTGTTCCTGAATGCAACAAAGTTCGTAGGAGTCGGGGCAATACATGGCATAACGTGGGGTACGGTAGACGATTATTACAGTAGCCTCTCCGGAGTGGATCTCGTACCCTTTTCTTTCATGATGGATATTGAAGATATTCTTAACAACAATCTAATCGTGTACGGCCTGGGCGGCTGCATTGGCATAATAGGAGTTGACGCTCGCTAGGAGTCTGGGAGGAATGGGTACAACTCTTGACGGTCAAAGTTTGACGGTGACGAAGTGGGGGGAAGACGTCTCTGTTCAGGCTAGCCAATGGGATGCTTGGAGCGGTTCAAGTTACAAGCGCAAGTTAAAAGTCTACGGCATAGTCCGCACGTACACTGTTGACTGCATCGAGAACGCCGTTGCCTGGGCCAGCAGCCTTGCGAACCGTTTTGAAACAACCGCCCAGAATGGAAGCACTGTCGTGTTTTATAGTGATCAGGCGGTTAGGCCTGTTAGCAATGTGTACGTGTATGTTTTGAAAGTGTCTTGGACATTGGAAAATACAGCAGGGAAAAACGTCAGAAAATTCACGCTCACACTTCAAGAAACACAGTGATTTTCTCAAGTACCAGGTTATTGTGGGTTTTGAGTATGGTGGAAGTTGATATTCTGGAAAATTTCGGGCGAGAGGCTGAGCTGCGCAAGAAATGGTTGAAGAAGTGGCAGTTGCTGGGAGCTCGGATCCTGCGTTTTCCAAAGTGGATGCAGGTCATCATTCTTGAAGACGTGAACACCACAATTGAGAATCGTGTGGCTACGATGGAAATGATACTGCGCAGCAGGAAACGCGCGCGCGAAGGGGATCTCTAA